GCGGCGATGCGTTTCTAGTAGTAGATCCATACTCATACGGCGGTACATTATCTACGGTTGTAAGCATTGCAGACCAACGTAACAGTAATTATGTTGCTGAATGTTGGCCATGGGTATTAATACGTGGTGGTTAATTAGGTAAAAATGTTTGGGTACCTGCTAGTGTTTTAATACCAGGTGTTTATGCATTTAATGACCGAGTAGCTGCTCCGTGGTTTGCACCGGCCGGTTTGAATCGTGGTGGACTTGAAACTGCATTACGTACAGAACGTAAATTAAGTCAAAGTAACCGTGATACTTTGTATGATGCAAATGTTAATCCAATCGCTAGTTTCCCTAACCAGGGCGTAGTTGTATACGGACAAAAAACTATGCAAAAGAAAGCATCAGCATTAGACCGTGTAAATGTACGTCGTCTGTTAATCGCTGCTAAAAAGTTTGTTGCATCAACTACTAAGTATTTGATATTTGAACAGAATACTGCCGCGACTAGAAATAGATTCTTGAGTATTGTTAATCCGTATTTTGATAACGTGCAACAACGTCAAGGTTTGTATGCATTCAAAGTTGTAATGGATGAAAAACTAAATACTCCAGAAGTGATTGACCGTAATGAATTACGTGGAGCAATTTATCTGCAACCTACTAAAACAGCAGAATTTATAATTATTGATTTCAATATCCTACCGACAGGTGCTGCATTCCCAGAATAGTCGTAACGGATAATAAATAAACAAGGAGAAAACTAATGGCAGAAAAAATTGTTTCGCCAGGTGTATTTACCAATGAAATTGACCAGTCAGCCTTACCCGCAGCAATTGCGGGTATTGGCGCTGCTATCATCGGTCCTACATCTCGCGGTCCTGCGAATATTCCAACAACAGTAACCAGTTATTCTGAATTCCTTCAAACATTTGGCGGAGTAATTACATCAGGATCTGGTGCTAGTGAAGGTACATATAAGTATCTAACTAACTATTCAGCACAAGAATATTTAAAATATGCTGATACGTTGACGGTAGTACGTACAGTACCAACTAATGCTGTATATGCATATAGTAACGTAGTAAATGCTGCGGGTGGTACTAATTATGCATTTCAATTAAATTTATTATCAGCCGGAGCACAGGAAAATTCTGGTATACAAGATGCAGTTACTGCGGGATCTGGTAGTTCGGCTGATCAAACATCTGGTGGTAAATTAATTATTGGTGCTGAAACTAATTTACGTTGGGAAATTAGCAATGTAAGTAATACCAAAGGTACATTTACATTATTAATACGCCGTGGTGATGATATTACCAATCGTAAAATTATTTTAGAACAATACAATAATTTAACACTTGATCCGACATCACCTAATTTTATTAGTAAGCGTATTGGAGATATTTCCTATACGTTACGTGATAGTGGTACTTCAGAGCCATGGTTCCAGGTATCTGGTTCATATGCTAACCAGTCTAAGTATGTACGTGTTTCAAATGTAAATTATACGACGACATGGTTTGATCAAAACGGTAAAATTCGTATCATCGCTGCATCTGCTAGTTTACCTCAAGCTGTTTCTGGAACATTTGCATTCGGCAGTGATGGTACTGTGGCACATCCTAAAACTTTTTATGAAGATATATTCGCATCCGCATCTGCTAAATATCCAACATTAGATGGTAATACACAGCAAGGTTTTAATATGTCTGAAAGTTATGCACGTACACCATATTTAGATGCGATAAATCTTTTGAAAAATCAAGATGATTACGATTTCAATTTGCTAACATTGCCAGGCCTAGTAGATGAAAACCAATTTGCTAGTAGCATTTTAACTCAGGCACAATTAATGGTTGAAAGTCGCGGGGATGCGTTTTTAATAATGGATCCTATGGCATATGGAGCATCGTCTATTACAGATGTAGTACAACAGGCAGACCAACGTAACAGTAATTATGTTGCTGAATATTGGCCATGGGTATTAATCGGCGATGGCGATTTAGGACGTGCTGTTTGGGTTCCGGCAAGTGTAGTAGTTCCAGGTGTTTATGCATATAACGACCGAGTAGCTGCTCCGTGGTTTGCACCAGCTGCTTGAATCGTGGTGGAATTGAATCGGCCATACGTACCGAGCGTAAATTGGATCAAAGTAACCGTGATGATCTATATGATGCAAATGTCAATGCAATTGCTAGTTTCCCAAATTTGGGTGTTGCAGTATTTGGCCAAAAGACTATGCAAAAGAAAGCATCAGCATTAGATCGCGTAAATGTACGCCGTCTGTTAATTGCAGCTAAGAAATTTGTTGCATCAACTACCAAGTATTTGATATTTGAACAGAATACGGCTGCGACACGTAACCGATTCCTTAGTATTGTTAATCCATATTTTGATAATGTACAACAACGTCAAGGTTTGTATGCATTTAAAGTTGTAATGGATGAACGATTAAATACTCCGGAAGTAATCGATCGCAATGAATTACGTGGAGCAATTTATCTGCAACCAGCAAAAACTGCAGAATTTATAATTATTGATTTCAATATTCTACCAACGGGCGCTGCATTCCCAGAATAGTAGATGATGAATATTTATATTAAATAGGAGAAATAAAAAATGGCAGAATTATTATCACCCAATGAAATCTT